GAACTAGGTCAAGAGCTAGAGCAGGCTATGGGAAAGTTAGGGCATCTATATAAGATAGATATTCCAGATGAGGCCGTTAATAAGTTTATAAATCTTTCTGGGTCATACGGCGATCAGAGCGCAGAAGTTAAAAAGTTAATACAAAAAGCTGCTGATGATAAGTTTAAGCACACAGGCACTAGACATACATTTCCCGATGACTACAATGCAAAAGACATAATGCGTGACTTAGGGGAACAGCGACTGAATACGGCAGGTATTCCAGGAGCTACTTACTTAGATCAGGGATCACGACGCAGTGGAGGTACAACAAACAACGTACTATTTAATGATGACTTGGCTCGCATCCTAGAGCGAAATGGCAAGCCAACTGGGGAGAAACCTTGGCTTCCCGGAGAGTATGGCTATAAATACCAAGAGCCAACAGAGTCAGAGAAAGATATAGCTGTGCAAAACATCCTTAAATTCATAGCAGATAGTGGAGTAAAACTCTAATGGCGACACCAAACACACCGATGCTGATTCCTAAAGCATCACAAGAAGGCATCACCCAGTTCATCAAGCAATGCAAAGAGCTAAATACCAATAACTGGAATGTGCGTAATCAGATGCGACGCATAGACTTAGCTTATATGCGAGAGCAAGATCTCACTCGCGATCAGCACATGAGCAAGCTATATAATAATTCTGGCGACTCCAGCAAATTTCAAAACATCACTGTCCCAGTAATCTTACCTCAAGTCGAATCCGCAGTAACTTATCAAGCATCCGTATTCCTTACCGGCCAGCCACTGTTCGGCGTAGTCTCTGATCCCAAGACTATGGATCAGGCAATGCAGCTAGAGACAGTAATTGATGATCAGGCCACAAAAGGCGGCTGGAGCGCAGAATTTATCAAATTTTTCCGTGACTGCTTCAAATATAATCTAGGCGCAGTAGAGGTAAATTGGACTCGCCGCGTCACAGCAGCATTAGAAACTGATCTCTCATTCGATACTAAAAATGCCAGACCGAAAGAAGTAATTTGGGAAGGCAATGCAATTAAGCGTATTGATCTATATAATGCTTTCTGGGATACGCGCTGCATGCCCATTGACTTACCTAACAAAGGTGAGTTCTTCGGCTACGTAGAATCTATGTCTCGCATTGCTCTTAAGCAATTCATTCAAGAGCTCCCAGATAAATTAGTAGACAACATCATCCCCGCGTTTGAGACTGGCGCCACGCAATCAGAATATTATATTCCTGAGCTGAATCCGGAGTCACTAGAAAACGCTGATCTCCGGGCATCTAGCTCTTGGCTATCTTGGGCCGGACTTAGTGCAGCAGATCAGAAGATAGCATACAAAGATAGCTATGAAGTCACCACAATATATGCTAGGATTCTCCCGGCTGATTTCAAGCTACGAGTGCCCGCGCCAAATACTCCGCAAGTCTGGAAATTCGTAGTAGTCAATGCCCAGACACTAATCTATGCAGAGCGCCAGACTAATGCTCACGGACTGCTTCCAATTCTGATGGCGCAGCCTAATGAAGATGGCTTAGGCTACCAGACTAAATCACTGGCCACTAATGTGATGCCTATTCAGCAAATCACTAGTGCAATGTGGAACTCAATTATTGCCGCAAGGCGCCGGGCTATTTCTGATCGAGGCATTTATGATCCAAGTCGAGTAGATAGCGCACATATCAATTCCGAAAACCCAAGCGCAAAGATTCCGGTGCGCCCGGCAGCTTACGGAAAACCTGTAAGTGAGGCTTATTTTCCTATCCCGTTCCGTGATGATCAATCTAGTATCCTGATGCAAGAAACTGGATCGCTAATGGGTATGGCTGATATGATCAGTGGCCAAAACAAAGCGCGCCAAGGTCAATTCGTAAAAGGCAATAAGACACTGCATGAATTCCAATCAGTGATGTCTAATGCCAATGGCCGAGATCAGCTTTGCAGTATTCTTTTAGACGCTCAATTCTTCACTCCGCTAAAAGAAATCCTCAAGATTAATATTCTGCAATATCAAGGCGGCGTCTCTCTATTCAATCGCGAGACAGGAGTCCCAGTAACTATTGACCCAGTAGCTCTTCGCAAATCAGTATTGGAATTTAAGGTATCTGATGGCCTGACTCCTAGCGACAAATTAGTGAATGCAGATGCTTTGCAAGTGGCTATGCAAGTAATTGGCTCAAGTCCTCAGATCTCTGCGCAATATAATATGGGCCCGCTATTCAGTTACTTCCTGAAAACTCAAGGCGCCCGTATCCAAGAGTTTGAGAAATCTGCTGAGCAAATTGCATTTGAGCAAGCAATGTCTCAGTGGCAACAAGCAGTAGCTCAGGTGGCTGAAGCATTTAAGGGGATGGATCCAGCACAAGTACAGGAGATGATGAAAACATTGCCGCCGCAACCCACTCCGCAGCAATTTAATTACAACCCTGCTGGCAATGATCCATATAGCGCAGCTCCTGAAACTAAGAATTATCAAAACAATATCACTAACAATATCACTGGCAACAGGAATCAATGATATGCAAATTATCCCACACAGCTTTAATCGCTATGAGCTGAGCCAGCAAGAACAAGAAGCCGGCTCGGCTTTTACCCTATCTAATCAAGCTGTAATTCAAAACCTAATCGCATCTTGCGCAGAGGAGAAATTACATCTTGTCCTAGATCCGCAAAATGTCACCGCTTACGCGCAACAAGAAGCTTATTTACGTGGCCAGCTAGATATTTTGCGTCACTTGCTTGACCTCTCGCAGTTCTCACTCACAGCAGTATCATCCTCAGATAATCTCGGAGAAATTTAATTATGTCAGTCGGACAAATGTTTCAGAATCTTTTCGGTGGTGCATCAACTCAGAACACCGCTCCCCAGCAAGCTGCTCCCACAATGCCGCAGCCAGGTAATTTACCTGAGCAAATGACAGCAGGAATGCAAGCTGATCCCGCTAATGCTAATGTCCCAGCTAATGCTAATCCAGCTCCTGCAGAAGGTCTTGATCAGTTTAAGGATCTGTGGACGCCAGCCGAATCTGCTACTAATCAGGCACCTAATGGCTTGTTTAATGTAGATCCCAAGCAGTTGATGGATGCTGCTAAGAAAATTGATTTCACCAAAGTAATTCAGCCGGCTCAATTGCAAGCTATTGCTGCTGGTGGCCCTGATGCAATGCAGGCATTTGCTCAGGCTCTTAACTCTGTAGCACAAACTGTCTATGCGCAAAACGCACATGCTACTGCCAAAATAGTAGAACAGGCAATTGGCAAATCTCAAGAGACTATGCGCTCCGAGATGCCTAATCAAATCAAACGACTCAATGTTTCTGAATCTCTCCGGGCGGAAAACCCAGCACTTACTCACCCAGCAGCATCCCCAATTCTAGGTGCTCTTGAGCAACAAATGACTCAAAAGTTTCCAAACGCTAGTTCCATGGAAATAAGTAAGATGGCTCAGGAATATCTCATTAGCTTCTCTAAAGCTATGCAGAAACCTGAACAGACTTCTAACCCCGGCCCTAGCTCTGGTTCAAAAGATGCTGATTGGTCAGCATATCTTAATTAATTATCTAATGCGCTAAGCGCGAAAAGGAAATAAAATGGCTTCTGGTATGATTAATTTCTCCACTATCAACGGCACTACTGATTTCGTAAAGAAATCTTTTGCCGGCATGATTACTCGTTTGATGCCGAATGGTTCAGCTCCGCTATTCGGTCTCACTTCTATGCTCAAAGATGAAACTGCTGTTCAAGTTGAGCATGGCTTCTTCACCAAAACAATGGTATTCCCGAACCTTAATTTGGATGCCGCTGTTGCTGATGGTGCTGCAACTACTTTCACTGTTGCATCTACTACCAATGTATTGCCGGGTATGCTTATGCGCGCCCAATCCACTGGTGAAGTTGTTTTGATTCTCACTGTTCCTTCTGCAACTTCTGTAACTGTTCGTCGCGGTGTTGGTACTATTGCTGCAGCCGCTATTGCCAATGATGTGAACTTTTACCAAGTCGGTAACGCATTTGAAGAAGGCTCTAGTCGTCCTAGCGCATTGTCTATTCAAGCTGTTCGCGTAACTAACTTGACTCAGATTTTCCGTAACTCTTGGGCACTGACTGATACCGCTCGTGCAACTCAAGTTATTGCTGGTGACAGCAACATGTCTGAGTCCCGCTCTGAGTGCGCAGCTTTCCATGCAGTTGATATTGAGAAAGCAATCTTTTTCTCGCAAAAGTATTCTGGCACTCTGAATAGCCAGCCTATCCGTACTATGGACGGTCTGGTAAATCAAGTCACTATCAATGCTGCTGGCAATGTTACCACTGCTGCTGCTACCACCAACTATACGCAACTCGAAGCTGCTCTTGATGTCTGCTTCAATACTGTGACTGATCCGAAAGTTGCTAATGAGCGTATCCTGTTCTGCGGCGGTGCTGCTAAGCGAGTCCTGAATAACATCGGTCGCCTGAATGGTACTTATCAGCTGGTTGATGGTCAGACTTCGTATGGCCTGCAATTCAGCTCATTCAAGACCTCTCGCGGTACTTTCCGTATGATTGAACACCCACTGTTCAATAGTAATGCTGATTGGGCTAAGATGGCAATTGCAGTTGATCTCAGCTCCTTTAACTTGGCTTACTTGGGTGACCGCAAAACGCAATCTTCTGAGTACGGTGCTAATGGTCAAGCTCTTGAGTCTGGTATCGATGCAGTCGGTGGCTCGCTCACTACTGAGCTGACTTGCTTGGTAAAGAATCCATCCGCAAACGCTATTGTATACGGACTTACCGCCGCTGCTGCTGGTTAATTAAAGGAGATTGCCATGGCTGTTGTTCAAGTAAATACCCCAGGCATGGCATCTACAGATTCTGGCTACATCTCTAGCATTACTGTTCGTACTGGTGGCGCTGCCACTGCACTGACTCCTAATGCTACTACTGGCCAAGTCACTATGGATGCCCTAGCTGCAACTAAACTAGTCCAAGAGCACAGTTACTTCAAACTGATTACTGGCTAAACGAAATGCCCTCTCGCTAGAAATAGCCTGAGGGCTTTTTCGCAACATCAAAAGGAATAGAAATGATCTTTCGTAAAACAGCAATGCAAGGTGGCGCATGTCTAGCAGATGGCACGCGAATTGATTTCGATAGCACCGGACACTATGAGACTAAGAATGAAGCTGTGATTGCTCAGTTGTCTCCAGTCTATGAAATCGTCTCTGAGAAACCGGCTGCTACTAAGCAAATTCCTGCAGCCCAAACAGCAGTGAAAACTGGCATGGCCTCTAGCGCATCTCTAGCTGTCATTACCAAGTAATAATAAATCACTAAAGGAATCGCCGTGGCCTCTTTCACTGACCTATGTAATGATGTCTATACCATTACTAATCGGCCTGATCTAATTGCTGAGACTAAACTAGCAGTGAAGCAGGCCACACTCAAAATGCACCAGCTGGATTATTTCCCCAAGGATCTCTATGAGACTGGGATCATCTGGAATCCAGTAGCATTCATTCAATCACTAGCTTATAAGAGTCTAGTCCCGCGCTGGCGCACATTCAAGTATCTGCGTAAATATCAAGATGATTTGCCGGGAGACTTTTTTAAGCTACTTAGTCCAGATGAGACACTAGATCGCTATAGCATCAATAAAGAAAACATATGCTATATTGCTGGCGATCAACTCGAAATTCGCTCCAGCACAGAAGATTCCACAATGCTGTTATCTTGCTACTTGCATCCAGACATCACTGAGGATACATTTACTAGCTGGATTGCGAACGAGCATCCATATGCAATCATTAGCGATGCAGCAGCTTCTGTATTTAAAATGATAGGCTTTGATGAACAGGCAGCTTATCAGAAACAAAACGTCACTGAGCAGGTAGCAATGCTGCGCCAGAATCAGATAATCTAATTAGCAAGGAAATGAGATGAGTGCAAACATTTGGAATCCATCAGACGAAGGGCTGCTTGTAGCAGATACCACTGCTCTGGCCCAACATTATGTAGTATCTGATACTGGCCAATCAGTATTTGCGATCAGTAATTTTACTTATATCCCCGGCACCAACTCTATTGTTGTTTATATCAACGGAGTCTTTCAGCGCTCGGGAATTGATTATGCTGAGACTGATGGAAGCAGTATTACATTTATCTCGCACGTATTTGTAGTCGGGGATACTGTAAGTATTATCGGTAGCGTAGGCGTAGATTCAGCACCACAAACTTGGGGTACTGCTCAGGAAGTATTCGTAGCTACAGCAGGGCAGACAGTATTTGTTACTGCCCACGTAGTGACTACCAATCAGCTCACTGTCTATATCAACGGCTTGCGTCAAGAGCGCGATGATGCCTATACGATAACCGGGGCAAATACGGTTGTTTTCAGTGAGCCTTTAGAGCTAGGCGATGAAGTCACACTCAGCATCAACTTTGAGCTTGCAGGTGCAGAGGCTATTTGGCCAGGCTCCTCTGTTGATACACAAGTTGCAGTATTCAACGGAACTACTGGTAATTCACTTAAGGCCGTCACTTTAACCGGTATGGCCAAGATGACTGGTGGTGTTATTGAAGCAGCCACTCCAGGCATTGATTATGTAATACCAGCTGCAGTACCTGCCCAATTCAATCCCACTGCCGGAGCTAATATTACCTTATCTGGGACTTATCCTAATATTACATTTAATGCTATTGGAGACGGCACCGGAAATGTATCTGGGCCAGCTTCTGCAACCAATAGCCAAATTGCCTTGTTTGATGGTACTACTGGGAAACTAATCAAAGCAGCGACTACCAGTGGTATTCTGAAAGCTAGCTCAGGAGTAATTGCTGCTGCAGTTGCTGGTACCGATTATGTGACTCCCGCCAGCGTGCCGGCACAATTCACACCAACCGCTGGGACGAATATCACACTGTCTGGTACTTACCCAAACATCACATTTAATGCTGCGGGGACTGTAGTTGGCCCAGCATCTTCGACTGATAATCAAATTGCACTACTTAGTGGTACTACTGGAAAACTAATTAAGGCTGCAACAACTACAGGTCTCTTGAAAGCTAGCTCCGGAGTAATTAGTGCTGCTGTGGCTGGTACTGACTACGTAATCCCTTCAGCTGTTCCTGCGCAATTCACTCCAATTGCAGGCACGAATATAACGCTATCTGGAACTTACCCAAACATCACATTTAATGCTCCTGCTAGTGATCCAGTAGTGGTAGTTATCGGTGATAGCATTTCCGATAATCTGACAGCTCGCACTTCATCTTGGTCCACCATATACGAGAAGATGATCAAAGAGTGTGGAGACTCTATTCAGCTCTTTAATCTAGCTATTGGTGGAAGCACTTGTTATTCTGCTCGGATAGATACGTCCCTGGGTGGAACCACTATGGTGCAAAAGGCTATTGCCGCTTCACCTGACGTAGTCATCATTCAATTAGGTTACAATGATGCCACAAGTGCAAGAACCCTAGGAGAGATTCAAGGTGATTTGCTAGGACTAGTTACTGATATCAAAACCGCATTGCCAGCGACTAAGGTTTTGTTTGCTCAAGAGCTGTGTCACGACATGCAAAACTACCCAACTACAGGCTCACTGATTAATGCCGGTTGTTTGCCGTTTGACTTTCAGCTGCCTAGCTCGGGAATCTATGCTGGAGCCTACTCAGAGTACATGCTGACACAAGCTGCGAGTAGTGCAGCAAAAGCTAAGATAGATAAGCTGATGGCGTTTAATAGCTACGGCGCGGCTATCCCAAGTCTTACCGGTACTTATGTTGTAGATTACTGGAAAATAGCTCGTCTGGGTTGTCTGATGAATGATAACATCCACCCGACTTTTGCTGGTCAGCAGTTGCTGGCTCACAGTAATTTGTCAGGACTGGCGAGTGTGGCAGCTATTACAGAGTTCCCGAAATTCAAGGCAATGTCCAGCAATATACTAGGCATACTAGATGGGATATTTGATAAGTCTCTACTGCAATCTGGCGGCGTGTGGATAGATAAAGCACCTGATACAGAAGCCGATAAGATGGCTTATGAGTTAGGACTGGAGCGGAAATTTAATCCTACTAGCTGGTATTACCCGTATCGTACCAAGTTTTCTGTGCATATCTCCAGCGGAACAAACTCACCTAACTATATCCAGATTGAAAATGGCCCACCAAAAGCTGCTATATACTACTCAGCTGGCGGCGCCAGTTTCCTAGCAGTACCTACAACCACTACTGCCAACGGCGAGGCAATATTAACTATTCCCGCAGATTACACCGGGGCAGGTGATTTTATTAAGTGTGGCAATGAGATTTACGGCCCATTTAATTTATTGGCTAACGCCGGCCCTTCTGGTACTGGAGATGTAACAGGCCCATCATCAGCAGTAGCTAACCAAATTGCACTATTTGATGGAACTACGGGAAAACTCATTAAAGCGGCCACTACTAGCGGGATTCTGAAATCCAGTTCTGGTGTCATCGCTGCTGCTACGGCGGGTACTGACTATGTAATACCATCCGCAGTTCCGGCTCAGTTTGCGCCAGTTGCTGGAAAGGGTATGACATTATCTGGAACTTATCCAAATATTACCTTCACTGCTACAGCCCCTCTAATTCAGTCTGGTTCTGATGCAACAAGCGCCACACCAACAGTAACTTTCCCTGTTGCATTTAAGGCTGGAACAACCCCAATACTTATAATTAGTGTTGTTGATCCCAGAACAGACCGCATCATGGCCCCGCAGATAACTGGTATTACAGCCAGTAATTTCTCGCTGAGAAAGACTAATTTTGTGTCCATACTGGGAATCGATAATTACGCTGTGACTTGGGTTGCAATCGGCGAAGCAGCATAACAAGGAGAATGAAATGGCATTAACAAAAATCACAGGTGTTCAGATAAATCAGGATACTGAACACCGATTAGTTACTGATACTCAGATTACTGATTGGGACTCCAAGCAAGACGCTCTCGTATCAGGTACCAGTATCAAGACAGTAAATAGCACATCATTGTTAGGTTCTGGAAATGTATCAGTAGGTACAGTAACTGGAGTTACAGGTACAGCTCCTATCTCATCTTCAGGCGGTACTGCTCCAGCTATTAGCATTACTGCTGCAACCACTAGTGCATCTGGTAGCATGTCAGCCGCTGACAAGACTAAGCTAGACGGTATCGCTACTGCTGCATTAGGAATTACCGTTGCATTGCCCTTATTCCAAGCCGCATTATCAAACTCTTGAGAGTAAGTCAGCAGATTAGTCCCAGCCTCCTCAATCAATAACCCCTTACTCTCACCCGTAACAGGATCATGATC